CGAACAATTTGCCAGCGGGGTGGCGGAACGGGAAAAGAGGGAGCCGCTGAACGATCTGGGCCGGCCCCGGATATCCTACCGGGTGGCCGATCCATCGATCTTCAAGGAGGACGGCGGCCCATCTTTGGCCGAGCGCTTTGCGGCAGAGCCATATTACCATTTTTGGCGGCCGGCGGATAATGCTCGTGTTGCACGAAAGGGTGCTATGGGCGGCTGGGATATGGTCCGCGCTCGGCTAATCGGGGAGGACGGCGACCCGATGATTTACTTTTTCCCAAATTGCGTTGATACTATAAGGACATTGCCGGCCCTTCAGCACGACAAAGACAATATCGAGGACGTGGAAACTGACAATGTCGAAGATCACTGCTTTACGGGGGAAACACTTGTAAGAACGCTTCGAGGTATGTATTCACTTGCTGAGCTTATCGGAACTGAAGGCTATACCCGATCTCATGATGGGGAATGGCACGCTTATAGGTCGGTTCGACTTGTAAAGCGGGATCAGCCGATTGTTTGTCTGAGTTTCAGCGATGGGATGACAATTCGATGCACTCCGGACCACAAGTTTCTGACGACGAACGGGTGGATAAAAGCGGAAAACTTGATGGGATTAACGATCCTGTCGTTATCTCCACAACAATTCAAGAGTTCGACGGAACAAGGTATTACTTCTGTGGTGGAAGATATTACCGACACAAAGGTAAACTGCTCCATAAGGCGGTATGGCAGGCCAATCATGGCCCAGTTCCTAAAGGCTGGCATGTTCACCATAAAGATCGCAATCGGCACCATAACAGTATTGCCAATCTGGATTGCATGTCATCACACGATCATCAATCAAAGGAGCACGGTGCCGAATCAGCCGAACGACTTAGACCGTACGTTGAAAGTGGTGTGGGACGAGAAGAGGCCAAAGTTTGGCATGGAAGTCCTGAGGGCATTGTTTGGCACCGCGAGCACTATAGGCTCCGTTGTGCTGAGGCGATGCATCGCAGGAATCCGGACATTTGCAAACGCTGCGGTACCGAATATTCAGCTCATCACAACAATCTCTTTTGCTCAAATAAATGCAAATCTTCATGGCGACGCGGTTCTGGAATCGACAACGAGAAGCGGACTTGTGCGCAATGCAATAAAGAATTTGATGTCAATAAGTACAGTAAGGTCAAGACTTGCTCCAGAGATTGCGGAAGAAAAACATTGGCCTACTTGTCTAGCCGTAAGGGACGCCGGAAGGGATGATGTGTATTGTCTCACGGTTCCTGAGACAGGAAACTTCGAACTTGCGAATGGAATGATCGTCGCGAATTGCGCGGATTCCGTGCGCTATAGTTGCACTTCGCGCCCATATTCCCGTCCCGAGGGTGACCCGGACAAGGGCCGCATTATGACAGTTGGCCCGGACAATCAGTTGCAGATCAAGGATGTGATGGGTGATTTCGAGGCCGTGAAGGAAGCTAAGTTTCAGCCGTACAAGAGGATTTGAAATGCATATCGTTTCTCACAAATCGCTACAAAGACCAGATTACGTCTATTCTCCGAACGGTGTCGGCTATTCGGCAGATGCCGAGCCTCATATAGTCTGGAACCATATTGACGGTCCATTGCTGCGCTGCCGAAACGGTTCCATACATTGGCTAACATGGCGCGAGCGGATTCGGATGTGGTTTGGTCTGGACGACATCTATTCGTGGAACGTAAGCGCATCTACTGACGAATTGGGGGGATGGCTGTAATGGCACCGAACAGAGTGACCAGCCCGGCGAGTGCAAAGGGTCGTGACACGCCCGACCACGCCGAGGTGCCATCCTCTCAGTCGATTCGCGAGAAATGGCGTCCAATGCCGGGTCCGCAGCAGGCCTTTTTTGATGAACCGTCTGACGTGATTTATTATGGCTTGCGACCAAAGGGATTGGATTGACCATGGTTGACGACGATCGCGCCCAGATGCCGGATGACGAACCGGAGGACACCGGGAGCGATCCCATCATGGACGATCCGGAAGAATCCCGCCGGATGGCGCAATATTGGAAGGGCGAGATATCCGCGGTAGAACAGGTCCAGGAAGTCTGGCACAAGCGCGGCGATACGATCCTGAAGCGATACCGTGACGAGCGCACCATGGCCGATCAGCAGGGCCAGCGCCGGATGAACCTGCTTTGGAGTTCGGTCCAGATCCTCAAGCCGGCGGTTTACGCCAAGGTTCCGCAGGCGATTTGCGAGAGGAAATTCCAAGACAAAGACCCAGTTGGCAGGATATCTGCGACCATCCTCGAGAGGGCGCTCCGGAATGAGCTCCAGGAGAATGGCTTCCACCCGTCGATGCGTCGGGCGCGCGATGACTACTTGTTGCCTGGCCGCGGTCAATTGTGGGTGCGGTATGAGCCTGAAATAGGCGAGGGAGTGTCCATCCCGGCATCGGTTGAGCCGGATGTGACCGATGCCGGCGGTAATATCGAGCCGCCGGACGATGATGACGCCACTGAGAAGCTGGAGGAGACAGGCTCGCAGATCATCAGCGAGTCGGCTCCGGTGGATTACGTCAATTGGAAGGACTTCCTCATGCTTCCGAGCACGGCTCGGACATGGGAAGAGGTCCAGGCGGTCTCCAAGCGCATATTCACGTCAAAAACCTATAATATCGAACGGTTTGGCGAGGAAATCGGCAAGCGGATCATGGCGGACCCGCAGATGTCGCTTCGGGATCGGATCGCTGGCGATAATACGCCGCACACGCTGGACGATCATAACAGCCGAAAGCGGGTGATTTACGAAATTTGGAACAAGGCCGATCGCAAGGTCTATTGGATATCGACGGGATTTGATTCGCTGTGCGATTGCCGGGTAGATCCGCTGGAACTGCGCAATTTCTTCCCATGTCCGGAGCCGCTTTCGGCGACGATGACGAACGAGAGCCTCATTCCGGTTCCGGATTTCTCGGAATATCAGGATCAGGCAAACCAAATTGACGAATTAACGCAGCGCATCAGCCTTCTGGCCAAGGCGTTGAAGGTAGCCGGATGCTACGATAGCGCGAATAAGCCATTGCGCCGTCTTTTGGACGAATCGGTTGAGAACGAACTCATTCCGGTCGAAGGCTGGGCTCAATTCGCGCAAAAGGGAGGTCTGCAGGGCGCGATTGCCTTCCTTCCGATCAAGGAAGTCATTGAGACGATGCAAGGCTTGATCGCGGTCCGGGCCAAGGTGCTCGAGGACTTTGATCGAGTGACCGGGATCAGCGCTCTGGTAAGCCAGACTGGAGACGGTCGTGAAACCATGGGCGGCATGAGGCTCAAGGCAAATGGCGGTCAGACCAGGATTGAGGATCGGCGCGAGGAAGTCGGGCGGTTCGCGCGGGATGTCGTCCGGCTGGTTGCCGAGATCATTGCCAAGCATTTCCAGCCGGCGACGCTGATAGAAATCAGCGGCATTTTGTATGAGGAGGGGATTGACCCGGCGTCAATGCAGCCGGTTGTTCCTGACACGCCACCGATTGCGCCTCCAGCGCCGCAAATTGGGCCGCCGATGCAGCAGCCTGGCGGTGCCATGCCGCAGCCGGGAGGTCCGGCCCCATTGCAGCTTCAGGCGCCGCGGCCGCCCATGGCCCCGCCAATGGCTCCTGGGACCATGCAGCCCGGGATGCCGCCTGGCGCGATGCCGCCGCAACCCGGAACCGGCATGGTGCCGTTCCAGCCGCCAGGAATGCCGCCGCAGATGCCTGGGGCTAGCCATGGCATGATGCCGTCGCCTCCCGGCGGTGGGATTGGCATGCCTCCGACCCCTCCGGGTGGTTCGCCGCTGCTCTCGCCCTACGTCCTTCAGATTGTCGCCAGGATCAAGAAGGCGATCGACCTTCTGAAGCAGGATATCCCGCGCGGCTACCGGATCGACATCGAAACCGATACGATGATTGCCGGCGACGTTCAGCAAGAGCGGCAGGATGCGACTGAATTCATTACGGCGGTGACAAAATTCCTTGAGACGGCGCAAATGCTGGGAGCGCAAAATCCTGCGATCGTGCCGCTGCTGGCTAAAATGTTGCAATGGGGCGTCCGGAAATTCCGCACTGGGCGCGATCTTGAGAGCGCGATCGACGAATATGCGGACAAGGCCGAAAAGCTGGCGCAAACAACTCAAGCAAACATGGCTGGGCATCAGAACCCGGAGCAAGCCAAGGCGGCGGCCGATGCGGCGCGGTCGCAAGCTGAGATCGCCAAGGCCAAGATCGACCAGCAATCGCAGATGGCCAACGACCAGCGTGAGCAGACCATCGCGACGCAAAATCATCAGGCAGATATGGAAAAGCTGCAGCTCGAAATGACGATGATGCGGGAGCGGCACGCATTTGAGATGCAAAAACTCACTAGCGAACGTATGGCACATGCGGCGCAAGTCGGATTACCGGCACCGACGATGGAAACCGCGACCGCGCAAGGCCACCAAGACAATGTGATGCGTCTTGCAGAAGCTGCGGATAAAATCCATAAGGCGGCCAACACGCGCAAGCGCGTGATATATGGCGTGAATGGGCGGCCAATCGGAGTTGAACCAATTCCAGATCAGGAGAATCCAGTATGAAGCATCACGTTGAACGAACGTCGCCGAAAGGCCCCGGCCAAGACTTCATCGGAACATGCCGACTGTGCATCCTCGGTGATCGCTGATGAAGGTAGCCCTAGTCGGAACCTGCCCGTCGTCCCGCATGCTGGCGCCGTATGCCAACGGAGATTGGGAAATATGGGCTTGCTCGCCCGGCAATGCCTATGGGCTTCTGCCTCGGGTAACGCGCTGGTTTGAGATCCATGGCGACCTCGGATGGCAGGAAAGCGGCGCTTGGGGAGCATCGAAATATGTCGATTGGCTCAACGAGCAGGATTTCACGATCTATGCGCAGAGCCGAGAATACATCAAGAAATCGATCCCGTATCCGCTTGAAGAGATGATAGCGAAACACTCGCTGTATTTCTTTACGAGCACGTTTGCGTACATGATGGCGCTTGCGATCGCGGAAGGCGCAACTGAAATCGGGCTGTTCGGTATCGATATGACCTTACCTGGCGAATACGCCGAGCAACGGCCGGCGATGCAGCATTTCATTGTCATGTGCATGGCGATGGGAATCAAGATCGGAGCTCCTGACGAGAGCGACATCATGCGCCCGCCGCCGCTCTATGGCTATGTGGATGCAACGCCGGCCGGCAGGAAGATGCATGTCTATCAGGCCGAATTGGAGGAAAAGCTCAAGGAAGCTCAGCGCGTGAAGCGGCAGGCGGAACTTGACGCGGCCACCTTCGAAGGTGCATTAGGTGGGCTTGATTATTCTCGCCGCGTCTGGGGAAATGACCGGGTTCCGCTTCGGCCGGTCACCATGATCGAACCGAAGCCTTTGAAACTTGTAACCACTCCAGTCAAATAGGAGGCGATTCTGGCCTATTATTTTGTCAACGGTTCTTTCACCGCATCAGCGGCATTCAACCAGCATGGCGCGCTTGTCTATGCCACATCAACGAACGGTTCGGCGCTTCGCCGCGGCCGCGTCTATGAGTTGTTGATGGGCGCTGCTTCCGCTCCATCGGCAACGGATACTCCGATCCAATACGATCTATCGCGCATCACGACATCGACAAGCGGCGGCACGTCATATGCGCCACAATGCAACGACCCAGCGGACGCGCAGACGCCATCGGCGTTGGCCTATATCACGGCATCTGGAGCAACCGTCACAGCAAACAGTTCGCTGTTCAGCGTGCCCCTCAACCAACGCAACTCGCAACGGTGGACGGCTGCGCAGGAAAGTCAGATGCTGATTTGGCCGGCGACGAGCGGTAACGGTTTCTGTTTCCGAGGTCTGTCGCCATCATACAGCGCATCGGTCGGAACTGGGCTGTATTTCGAGGAGTGATCCTGTGTCGCTCCGATATGGCAAATCAACCGGATTTCTCGAAAGCTTCGGCGAGGATGGAACGTTTCGCCGAGACACATTTACTTGTTCTCACTGTCAGTTTGTTGTCAGTTTCAAGCCTTTCTGCGATCCTGCTGATGTTGGCGGACATTGCAAACTTTGCGATGGTTTGATCTGCCCGAACTGTGTCAATCGCCGCGTATGCATCCCGATCGAGGCGAAGATTACGTATATGGAAGGCGGGTGGATTGACCGCGCCAAACTTGAAGAGTGGGAACGAACTCCAGTTATCGCGATCGGAACGTAAATGGCAAACGTCCTGCAAACCGTTACTGCGTGGTCCTCATTCGGCGGCCCATCGCTTCCGGCCTCTACCGGACAAATACTGGATCAGGTAGCGGCACAGGCTGTGATCACTGCCAATATCGCGGGGGCTCCAGGGCTAGGCTTGACGGTTAATCCGGATAATTCGATCACGGACCCGGCTAGCGGCATCACGATCCTGCAGGGATTTGTCACGGCAGCGCCGTTTTACGATGTTCCTCTGCATCCATTATGCGCTTTAGGGTAGTCCAAGTCCGGCTGCGGTATAGCTTGGATTACGGAGCGCTGCGGACGTGACACAGATTTTCATCACGACCACTGGCGCCGGGACTTGGGTAAGCCCGAATAACATCCCGACTGGCACTGCGGCCGTCAAAGTCGAGTGTTGGGGTGGCGGCGCGGCGGGCGATGCTGTTGGCGGTGCCGGTGCTGGCGGGGCCTATTCGGTCAGTTTCCTGACGCTAGCCGTAAATACGGCATATCAATTCAGTGTTGGTCTTGGTGGCACGGCTGCGGGCGCTGGCGGCGATACGTGGTTCAACTCGGCTGCATTCCCGACAACAGGGCAGGCCTGCGGGGCGCGTGGCGGTGGGGCTCCGACCACGACGACGGGAGGCACTGGCGGGCCTGCCGGAACTGGCTCTGGCGCGGCCGGTAATGGCTTTTGGACTGGTTCCGGATCAACTGGCAATTCCGGCGGCAACGGTGGTTCATTATCGACCGATGCCGGTGGCGGTGGCGGTGCGGCAGGCCAGAACGGTAACGGCGTTGCAGGATCGAACGGAGGCGCCGGTTCAGGCGGCGCGGGCGGTGCTGGAGATAATGGCTCTGGCGGCGGCGGTGGTGCTGGCGGCACGACCGGGACAGCCGGATCTGGCAGTCCTGGCACCGAATCAACAGCCAATCTGAATAATGGCGGCGCGGCTGGCTCTGGCGGCGGTGGCGGGGGTTGCACAACTGGCACGGCTGGTTCCGGCGGAAAATATGGCGGCGGCGGTGGTGCATCGCTTGCTGGCGGAACGGCCGGCTCTGGCGGTCAGGGCCTCATAGTCCTCACATTTACTCCTGGTTCCGGATCAACAATTTATTTTCTGCCCACGACGGGAACAGTATTTCCGATTCCAAGCGATTGGAATAGCGGCCTCAATGCGGTTGAAACGATCGGCGGCGGTGGTGGCGCTGGAACGTCCGGCGGCGGTGGTGGCGCTTATGCCAGAGGAAGTAATCTTGCTCTGATTTCAGGGGCTCAGATTTTATATAGCGTCGGTACAGGCGGCGCAACTGGCATTGCCGGAAATGATACGTGGTTCGGTGGATCGTCGGTCGCGACATCCAAAGTTGGAGCAAAGGCAGGCACCGCAGGCGGCGGCGCTTCGGCTCCAGGTGGTGCCGCAACATCCTGCGTTGGTGGTGTTGGCGGCAGCACGCTCAATCCAGGGGTGCCTTACGCTTATTCTGGTGGCGCGTCCGGAACCATCAACGCCGCACCATCCGGTGGCTCTGGCGGCGGCGCTGCCGCAGGCCCCAACGGAATTGGCGGCGGCAGCGGATCGACCAGCGGCGGAAACAATGCTGGTTCCGGCGGCGGTGGCGCCGATAACGGAACAACCAGCGCCGCGGTCGGCAGTGGTGTCACATCAGCATCAAACGGCGGCAACGGGCCGAATGGAACTGGGGGAGGTGCAGGGGGCGGCGGCGGTAGTGCCGGATCAAACGGAACCGCAGGGACAGGCGGCGGCGGCGGCGGCGGCGGTCGCGGTGCAGCGAATGATTTTGGCGGCTCTGGAGCGACTGGATCGGAATGGGTTACGGCTGGTTCCGGCGGCGGTGGTGGTGGCGGCGGCGCCGATGCGACCGGAACCGGAATAGCCGGCAACGGTGGTGCGGCTGGTCTATATGGCGGTGGAGGTGGCGGCCGGGGAACATCAAGCGGTGGGACTAACGGAACTGGAGGTATCGGCGCGCAAGGTATTATCGTCGTATCCTATTCGCCGTTTCCAACGTTTTCCGTATTCGATCCACCAGCACCGTCGAAATCATGGCCAAACAACGCTAGAAATCGCAACGCGCAACAGCGCGATTTCCAGATGTTCTTGCCGGCACCTGGCTTGCCGAATGTGATATTTGGTTACAACCATCATTGGTGGCCGAACGCGCCACGGCCACGAAACTTCGCCAAGGATTGGATCGAATTCTATCAAAATACGATCGTTGGTCCGCCTGCGATCTGGTTTCCGTTCTCGAATTTTGATCCGCCGCCGCGGCCGCGCAATTTTGCCAAAGACTGGATTGCGGCTTCTGGAAATTACTACGTCGAAACGACGACGCTATCGTTTTTCTCGAATTTCGATCCTGCACCAAGGCCGCATAACTTTGCGCGGGATTGGATCTCCTATTCTGAGATCGGGTTCACGATCGTTCCGGTCAACAAGATCGGAATAACGTTTACTCCATTCTCGCCCGGCCAACATGCTCCTAATTTCTCCCGTGATTGGGTTGCGTATTCAGGGAATGAATTTGTTGAAGCGTTCCCGCAGATCGGTATTGATTTTTCTAAGTTCGATCCACCGGCACCGCCGCATAACTTCGCCAAAAGCTGGATTGAGTATTCCGAGTTTGGCTTTACAATTGTCCCAGTCAATCAGATCGGTATCGAATTCACGCCGTTTGCCCTTGGCCGGACTGCAAAGCTTTGGTCAGGACAAGGTCCGCAATGGTGGCCGTATTATTTCAATGCGCCATTCAAGCCATCAGGACGGGACACGCACGACGGGGGCCATCTGCGGAGGTGGCCGCATCCTCGCCGGCATCCCTCGGTTTATTCACAGGAATATTACGACAGGCTCAAGAAGAAGATTGAGCAGCGTGACGATGATGTTGAGGAGATCATCGAGGAGATCAAACGGCAGGTTCCGAACCTGCTTATTCCGATCAATCGGCTTATTCCAGGGGTTGCGCTGCCGTCATTAATTCAGTTGCCGCCTTATCGTCCTATGCCTACATTGCATATGAACCCGCCGCCTTTCCACATGGCGACGCCTGAAGAGATCGCGATGGACGACGAAATGATTATCCGGATGTTGCTGGAGGATTGAGTGGCCGAAAGAATGTGCAAAACCTGCGGCAAGTGGCACGATCTCGACAAGCCATGGCCGAAGAAATGCGTTAGGTTTACCAAATCAAGCGCCCCGAACGTGATATCTGACAATCTCGGCACCCATTTGCGCCACATGGGCACTGGACAAATGCTGGACAGTAAGTCGGCATTCCGAGCGGCCGATAAGGCGTGCGGTGCGGTATGCGTCGGCAACGAAGCGACGGCCAAACCTCGCAAATATATCGAACCGTCTCGGCCTGGCCCAGATATCAAGAGAGCCATTGAGCAATTGCGCAGCCGATGATCTACGGATAGCGGTTGCTTATGTGAAATTGTCATGATATGGGGTTCCCATGATGCGAAATTGGCTTTTATCCACTGCTGCATTTTCCCCGCCAGATGTTCCCGGCTCCGATGCCGGCGGCGAGACTGTCGAGACCGTCGACACGACAGATGCATCCGGTGGGGAAGCCCCTGCCGGCGGTGAGACAGTAACCGAGACTGCGCCCGCCGCCGCGGCACCAAAGGAAGATCATTCCAAGCCGCGGGTCGAGACGATTACCGACAGCGTCAAGCGCGCGGTAGCCGAGACCAAGGAAAAGGAAGCGGCTGCTGCCAAGGCCAAGACCACCAAAGCAGCCAAGACAGCCAAGGAAACACAGCAGGCCGGCGCCGAAACTGGCGACCCTGCAAAACCGAATTCCGAGACCACGACCGATGGCAACACCGAGACGGCCCCACAGGCCCAGTCCGGCCCGCCCCAAGCGTGGACGAAGGAAGAAAAAGCCGTTTGGGAAAGCCTGCCGGACGCCGCGAAAGCGGCTATCACCCGGCGCGAGGCTGACACCGCAAAGGGCGTAAACGAACTCCGAACGCGATACCAAGACATCGATACAGCCATCGCCCCATACAAAGCGGTCATGACGCAAAACAACGTCACGCCCGGACAGGCCATCAATCAGTTATTCAAATGGCATATGGAGCTTGCCGGCCCCAACAAGGTTCAGGCATTTCGCGATCTGGCTAAGAGCTTTGGTGTTGACCCAGCAACCATTGCTGCTGCTCCCGCCACTACGGAGACGCAAGCTGGTGCTGCCCCCGACAATCAGATCCCTGACAACCTCCGACCAGTCATCGCGAACCTCGAAAATCGCCTCAAAGCGATCGACGAACGCGAGTCTGCCGCAATGCAAAACGCGGCGAAACAGACTTGGGCGAACTGGTCACATGACAAGCCGCATGCCGAGAAGGTACGTGGCTTGATGGCAAACCTGATCAACTCGGACCTTGCCCTTATTCAGGCAGGACAACCGCAGATCAGCAACACCATCAAGAACGGATCGATCGACATGGATGCGGCCTATCAGGCGGCGGTCTATGCGCACCCAGACGTGCGCGCAACGCTGCTCCAGGAGGAACAACAGAAGCGTGATGCGGCTACCAAGGCGGCTGTCGAGAAGGCCAAGAAAGCGGGCGCGAGCCTGCGATCCGGAGCCCCTGCCGGCACCGTCACTCCAGCCTCAAGCGCGTCGCCAAGGGTCGAAACTGTCGCGGAAAGCATCAAGCGAGCACTCGCCGAAGTGAGGGGAACGCAGCACTAACCCCATAGGGGAAATGTGCCATGGCCTCTCCCGGCCTTTCCGAAATCGTCACGACCACGCTGCGGAATCGCACCGGGTCGCTCCAAGACAACGTGTCTTAAAATTCGGGACACGGGAATTAAACTGGGTGAACTGAAAATCATGCTGCAGGTGGCATGATCTGGAATCCCTGACCGGGTAAAGCCGCAGGCAACCAGCAGCCAAGTCGCATATGTAGCAGTCCGGTGGATTGTCAGGGATGCGAAAGGTTCAACGATCAGGCGGTGACGAAAGAATAACCCGCCCACGAGCGCCCAGCTCCCTCACGGGATGATGATATGATCTCCTCTGCATAGAAATATGCAGGAAATATCGGATTAAATGCCGATATATAGAAGAAACAGCGAAACAATGCGTTGCTGCATCGGCTGAACAAGAAGGGCAATATCAAGACCTTCGACGGCGGCCGAACGATCGTTCAGGAGTTGGACTACAACAACAACTCGACGTTCGTATGGTACTCTGGGTATCAGAGTCTCAATATTTCCCCTTCGCAGACCTTTACTGCGGCGGAATTCCCGATCCGTCAATCGGCGCTGGCGATCTCGATCTCTGGACTTGAGGAAATACAAAACTCAGGCGAAGAGGCCATTATCAATCTGCTCGAGGGCCGGGTGAAGAACGGTGAACGCACGTTCCTGAACGGTCTATCGCAGGGCGCCTATGGTGACGGCACGGTGGCCAACTCGATCGGCGGCCTGCAGTTGCTCGTTGCGGCATCGCCGTCTACCGGCGTTGTCGGCGGCATAGATCGGTCGCAATATTCGTTCTGGCGGAATATCACGTTCTCTGCCGCGACGACTGGCGGCGCCCCGACATCGGCGGCGAACATTCAGGACTACATGGATCAGATGTACGTGCAGCTCGTGCGCGGCAATGACCATCCTGACTTGATCGTTGCCGACAACAACATGTATCGCTATTACCTGTCGTCGCTGCAGGCAATCCAGCGATTGCAGGGTGATACCGAACTCGCCAATCTCGGGTTCGAGACGCTGAAGTACTTGAACGCCGACGTTGTTCTCGACGGTGGCTATCAGGGCCAATCGACCGACCCGCTTCCGTTCCAGACCTCGTCCGGAACCTCTGCGGTCGGCGGCGCCCCGACGAACACGATGTATTTCCTGAATACGAACTTCATTCATTGGAGGCCGTATGCAGGGCGAAACATGGTTCCGCTTGATCCGGATCGGTTCAGCGTGAACCAGGACGCGATGGTTCGTCTCATCGGCTGGGCGGGAAATGCGACAATTTCTTGCGCCTTCCTCCAAGGCACCATCACGACGTAACGGCGAAGGAAAAGGAGAAATATCATGGCACTTGTTACCTCATTCTTCGCTGTTGATCCTCGATCGGGGATCAACTTGAACTCGACGCAAACTATCAACACCACTACCAATCCGGAGTATCCGGCGCCCAATTTTGCGGTTGGCGATATTTGTCAGGGTGTCGATGGCTCGCAGTGGGTTTTCGTGAAGGCATCGACGACCG